TCAACATATCCGTTGGACCTTTTAAAAATCCATAAGCTTCTACTAAACATGCGTATAATAGCCCTTGAGGAAAGTATGTGCTTAAATATGTGTTGTTATTAAAACCAGTCCCAGATCCAAGGCCATTAGGCATTTTGTTATAATATATTCTAAATTTGTAATTAGCGTCAGGTGTAGGAGCTAAATACATACCTCCCGATGAAGTATCTGTAGTATTATCAGCACCACCAAACATTGCATAATATTTAGGAAAACCTGTTACGTCTTGAGCTGTTCGGTCGCCTTCTGGTCCTGTCAATCTATCAACATATTCTGATAAATATGTTTGATCTTTTTTCTCTAACCATGTTCCATTACCTTGTGTGTTAACAGTAGAATTAAACACTTCAACGCCTCTTATAAATAAAGCTCCAGCTGGTGAATTAATTGTATTATCATCAGCAGCTAATGTACCTTCTTGAACAAATCTAGCAGAGTCCATAGGGAGTTCTTGATAAATTCTAAATTCAGCTCCCATTATAAATTCATCAATAACTGCTTGTGTAAATACACTATCATCTACTTCAGTATAACTTCTTATCGCTGCAGTTAATGTGCTGTAATCGTATTTTTTAACTCCTGACATAATTAAGCTCTATCATTTACGGGTCCAATTGTACACTGAAAACCGCCTCCTGTTTCTGTAGTTGAAGCAGAGTTAGTTAATGTAACATTTATACCATCAAATTGTGTAGTTGTAGATGGTTGACCTGTACTTGGAACCGATGTTTCATTTAAAGATTGAACTTTATAACACCCAAAAACTTTTGCTAAATTAGAATGAGAACCTGCAATTGTAGATACAGGAGTAACTCCTCTGTAAGACGCACTAGTTCCCCTAGTACATCCTGTTAATTGATTTGTAGATCTTCCTGTATATTCTATAACTTCGTTTCTATATTGTCCTACAAGTAATGGATCACTTGTATCGTTAGAAGTTAATATTTTTTCAATTACTATAAATCCAGAAGTTGGAAATTCAGAACCATCTGTTAAATCAATCGTAGTAGCAGTATCTGTTATTGCTCCATTTAAAGTAGTAGACATTTGTAATGTTGAAATTGCTACACCACCTACCGGTAATTTAACATTTCTAAATCTTACAAAATCATTTACTTGTAAATCACCATTTGGAAAATTAATTTTTAATGTAGTATTAGATGCAGTTACAAAAGGATTGTTAGGTAAAAAATCTTCTGTTGGAAATTCTGTTCTAGCAGTTCTTGCTCTTTGCAAAGCTTGTGGATCTGCACTTGTTGGTTTAGGTTCTAATTGTGGTTGTTTAGGCTCATACTCTGAAATATGTACTAAAGCACCATTCCATTCTCTAACCATTTCATTATATGGAAAAGCCATACCAGATCTATCTGATATTGCTAAAGCGTATTTACCTTGTGAAAAAGTAGTCATTAACCAATACCTGGGTAATAAACTTTAGGAGATATATAAGTAGAGTTAGAGGAACCATCTTCATCTTCTGCTCTTAATAACTCATCTTCATATAATAATTTTAATTCTTGGACTCTTTGTGGTGCATATTTTACAGCTAAATAATATGCTAACCCTGAAATCATACATGGTATAAATCTATAAGGAACATCAGTTGCATTTGTGTATGCTCCAACATCATCTATTCTTTTTGTGTAATAAAAATTAATATAATTTCCATCTTCAGATGCACCTGGAGTTAAATATAAAGTCATTGTAACTTTATCTATAAACCTTTGAACCCAATACTGATTAGGGAGACCTTTAGAAGTCTTATTTGAAAATCCTTGATATTGTGATCTACTAATTTTTGTCATTGGAGTATCAACTGAAGTAGACTTTACTCTATAATCTGCTTCTTGAATATCTGTCATACCAATTGGAAACTGTAAAACCGCATCACTTGTGCTATGAGTAGCAGCTGTGCTGCCATTAACACCTCTTACACACCCTGTTAAATTTAATGAAGAAATTCCGGAATAAGTAATTTGTTCTGTTCCAATAATAATTATACCACTTGTAGGCAGTCCTGTAACAGAAGCAACACCAATAGTATCGACCGTTGTATTTATACCAGCAGATAAAGTTGTACTAATACCGCTTGACGTACCATCAGCCGGGGATCTAAAAAAAGTATAAACAGCTTGTCCATCGACTAGTGCAACATTTTGGTTTTTAACTTCCCAAAATTGTAGACCTCTATTTCCCCATTCTGAAAATAAAATATTTAAAGATCGTTTTGCAGTTTTTAATTGATAACCAGAAACGCCCTGCATACCAATACGTTCGTATGCATCTTCAATAATTTCATCTATGCCAAGGTTCTTATCAAAAACATAAGAACCTGAGGTTACATTAGCCACTTAGACCTCCTATCCTGCTGTTAAATTAGGACCAGAATATTTATCTGTTAATAAAGTGTAAGCAGTAACATGTGTTTTAGTTTTACAAAAAATTCCTTTTGGAAATAAAATTCCATCTTCAGGAAAATTAAAGTTAATCACATCACCTGTTGGAACATCTGCAAGAAATAAAGTTGCTCCTGAATTTGATGTTGTTGTAAGTTCTAGAACACCTGCACCCCCACCGCTAGAAGCGATAATTATACCTCTCAATCTTACTGGTTGAGATATAATTGCAGCCGCACCTGCAGCAGCATCAGATCTAGTTGCTTGTATATCATTTTTAAACGACATTTGTTTCTCCTTAAAATTAATATGTGGGGCCGAAGCCCCACACTAATTATTTATTATGCTTCTTTAGCAAACACACCTTGCACGTCAACAACTGTCCAATGAGCTGTTGAGTTTAAAGATGCACATACTATGAAGTCACCAACTTTTGATGTAGTTTTTGTATTAATGATATCTTTATCATCTGTTAAAGATCCAGCGTACAAAATACCATCGTTAGCATTTGGGCTAATTGTTAAAGTGTTAGCTCCATCAGGTGCAGTATTTACAAAAGTAAATACTCTTCCAATAGTAATTGCAGGTAAAGTGAATACAACACCATCAGTTGATGATGTGAAAGTTTTACCAGTATCTGCATCTGCTACTGTGTAGTTAGCTTGTTTGTTTTCTAAGTTAAATCCAGTTAATCCTGCTTCGTTAAATTTACCTTGCAGTACTGGTCCTCTGAAACGTGTTATTGCCATAATTATATCCTCCTAGTTAATAGAACATAGTCTCTAGGCCGTCGACTATACGCGTCTATGTTCTGTTATTAATTGTATAGTGTGTTTTTTATACAACACTTTTTAGTGGAGCGCAAGAGAGCCTACAGTATTTATGCATTTCAGCAGTGTAGCTTTTGATTAAGTAGCTACAGAAACTTGTGGAGCGGCACCTTCAATAGTATTTTGCCTGTGAGCAATAGCTGCTTCTTCCAGCTTAATGTCAGTGATGATTTGTTTAACTTTGTCATCAATTCTGACCATTTCAAGAGTATACCTACCATTAGATAGATGCTCTTGTTCCCACTTCAACTCCAAGGACCTTTTTTGTTTGTATAGGTCTTGTATCATTACTAACTTCCTCATAAGTTATTCGATAAGGTCTGTCCGAAAACATTCCCGATGATTCCCAATTTATACTCTTTTCTCCCAGTTTGTCAACTATTGCTTGTTCCAGAGAAATAGCGTCATCATTAGATTCTACTTCAAATCTACCGTGATGATCGTATGCATATATGTTTATTAGGAATTTTTTCATGGTTTTTCTTTCTATTTTGTGATTGTGGCCGAACTATGTCCGGCCACAAAAATTATCTATTAAGCACCTGGTGATGCAAAAACACCTCTAGGGTCAGATACACCAAATACGTATCTTTCTCTAGCTTTGTATCTTACGTTACCAGTATCGAAATCACCTTCCATTTTAGTAGTCAATGGAGTTCTTTCGAAATGTTTCATACCATTTGGCACATCTGTGATAATGTAGAAAGCATCTGTGTCTGTTAAGTAATTATTAACAGAGTAACCTTGAGGAATCATCCCCATAGATTTAAGTGCGTTAACATCATTATCAGCAGTTCCAACTCTACCAGCAGAAGCCATAAGTCTTTCAGCTGTGAATTGTAGTGCAGATGGAATGATCATCTTTGTAGCTTTAGCAGCGATCTTTAAACCTCTTTCATCAGTAAGCGCAGCAATGTCAATCATTGATTGCTCTAATGAAGTTTCGTTTAAGTCTGCAGCTGTTGCCAATGTATTACTGAAAGTTCCAGCAATAGTTGGGTGAGCTGTATTAAACAAAGTAACACCATCACCAGAAGTGAAAGTACCACCAGGTAAACCATTGTTAAATGGATTAACTGCTTTTACTTGTTTAGTTTGAGACATAGATCTTGCTAGTGCTTTTGTGTATCTAGAAGCAAGTCTGTCATACAGGTTGTCTTCAATAGCTTCCTCAGTAATAGCAAACGCTAACGCAATTGTTTCGTTAGTGTATCTAGCTGTGAAAGTTTCTTGAGCTTGATCGTATCTTACACCAGAACCTTCCGGTTTAACTGATGCTTGAGCGAATCCTGATAACATAACTTCTTCTTCAAAAGCTCTGTCAGATGACTCAGTAGTATAAATTTCAGCTGACTGATTTTCATACTGTTTATATTCCAGGCCGAACAAGGCGTTCAAACCTGGCTCTAGTTCTTTAACTAGTTGATTTCGTGATATAGCCATAGTTATTCCTCCTTATATCCCTGCTCTCTGAGTGTCATTTCCAACCAAGATATGTTCTCTGATTTGAACTCTAAGGGCAAAACCCTCTTCAGTCGTATCAGAGTGATCTGGATCTCTAGAAACACCCATGATGAACAATTGAGCCTGTGTGTTCGCTGTTGTAGCCGAAATTTTTGATTTCGAAATAAACAACGGTGTAACACCGACATCATTTACTTGATCCGCACAGTGTCCAACTTCATTTTGGTTGAAAGCTGTATCAGCAGACATAACTTCATACATCTGCATAGGATCATCATTGATGAAAGCAACAATATCAGTAGCAGTATTACTTGCTGGTGAAAAGTTGCTAAACGTTGGTTTATTGCTAGTAGCATCTGTATAAAATACTCCATTCAAGGTACCCAGATTATTAGTATCTGTGTTTCCTGAAGCAAGTACAACTCCGTCTGCTGTTAGTCGCACTAAACATGCGTGCGAAATTAAAGCCGAAGAAGCTGCAACGTTGTACTCTGAGAGTGCAGCGTTGTTATAGTTGCTAGCTATCTTTTTAATGGGTCTAAAACCAAACCCAGTAGTTGACGCATTAGCCATATTGTTTTCTCCTTATGTACCTGCCCTTGCGGGCCTCCAGTACGGTTTAATGTCAATCGCTGGTTTGATTCGTTAAAATTTTTAACTCTTCTTGCCACCGAAGGTTGTACGAGTTTGTCTATCAATATCGATAGGCATTCCCCTATGCTGTTCCTTCATAAGATCGTTGTCGATTGCGGTCTGTTGATCTTGCGATTGTTTTGCAAAATACTCTTGTCTTGACCTTGCGATCTCTTCCGGTACCCTAGTCAGCACTAGGCCTCCGTGCCCGATAACCCCTGCGTATTTGCCGTCTGTGATTGCTGGAAAGTCCTCATCGGGATATTCATCTGATCTTACTAATTCATACCCAGACCTTAAGCGTCCTTGTATGTTTTTCGTATCAACAAATCCCAAGACTTCTATCCTGACCCATCTGTGTCTGAATCCGTCTGGCGCGTTGGGCGTATCTAAGTACGATGGTGGAGTCCAAGGTTT